AAGGGGAATTACAGGATTACTTTGTATACGTATGGATTTATCTTACGGATGCGACTAGCGGGCGCACAGAACACAGTCTTTCGATAAAAGTAAAAGCTAGATCTAAACCGGAGATTCCGGGTGGAGACGACAACGCAGATCCGTTTCGGGAGGCGATTGAAGAAGTCAATAGCGCCGCTGATCGTGCAGAATCCGCAGAACAGAAAGTGGCACAACACGCAGAACAAACGAAAGCCGATGCAATTAAAACCAGCGAGGATAGAACAGCAATTGCAGAAATGGTCGAATCTGTATCCGGCATCGGAGAACAGGTACAGGCTGTAAAAGAGTATAAAGACCAGGCACAGACAGCCGCAACAAATGCTCTGTTATCCGAGCAAAAATCAGAACAGGCGAAAGAATCCGCTATACAAGCACAAGCTAATGCAGAGACCGCAGAGGATATGGCAGAGCAACACGTTCTTGAAGTCGCAGGAGATAAGTCGGAAGTGGAACGTCTAGCGACACAGGTTAGACAGGATAAATCCTCTGTAGAGCAAACGGTGCAAGGGTTTGGAAACACAGCACAACAGGCGATACAAAGTGTACAGAGTGCCGGAACGCAGGCAGTCGGAGAAGTAAATACTACCAAGTCCAATGCGGTTAAAGCAGTACAGACGGAGGGCGAAAAGCAAGCCGAAGCGGTACAGGCAAAAGGGCAAGAGGTAATAAACTCCATTCCGAGCGATTATACAACGCTGATGGCAACAAAGTTGGATAAGCAACAGGGGACTGAGAACGCTGGAAAAGCCCTTGTTGTTGGGAAAGACGGAAATGTCGTACCGGGAGAGGTGCAAAACGGTAGAATGAAATTACTTGTTAGGTATACGCACAAGGCGAATGGCTCGATGGAATTATCCAATTTGGACTTACAAACAGGCACATTTACAACAAGTGAACCGCATGGATTAAAAGAAAATACCGCATTGTATATAAAA